AGTCGCCAGCTCGCTCCGAGTTTCTCTTTGACTGCGAAACTTTTTTCACGGCGCGGTGCACTTTTTCCTTTACAACAGCTGAGAATATGTTATAATAGATATAGAAGTTAACACAAAGGGAGTTAAATTATGTTTGTTACTACGTTAGAGACAGTGGGTGGAGCAGTATATACAGCCACGGAGGCCACAGAGGGTCAGTCAGTCACTCAAGCTATTAAGAGCTATGAGGAAGGTCGTAACTACTTTGAAGGGGACGTTCTCGTGATCGAGACTCGCGAGCTCCCTGCTGTGAACGACAACGTCGCGGCATAGGTCTATATAGAGAGCGCGCGCTCGGTCCCTCAGCGTGTATCTGAGGGACTCGCTATAGAGGGGGTTTATATTCGAGAGATTCGCCCCGCCTATAACAGTGAGCTCGTATGCCTCGTGTTTATATGGAACCTGAGATTTTTTTTCAAAAGCCTTTTCTGAAAATTTTTTTTCTCGGGAAAACTCGCGTCGAGACCTTTTTTCAGAGAGCGAGTCGCTGATGTCTTATAAGACGAGCGTACGCGAGTTTCCTCTGATAGTTTCTTATAAAGTACTGAAAATCGTATATACTCATGACACTTCTCCTTTCGTATAACGATCGTTGAAGTGCGTTCCTTCGGCGATTGCCTACTTCCGTCTCTTGAGAGATGAACGATACGTATCTATTTATAAAAAAAAATCACTTTGAGGTGATTTTATTGTTTACATTTGTCGAAAAGTATGGTATAATACTCTTATAGAATAAAAACAGAGGAGATTTTCTATGATAGTTCGAGTTACTTATAATAATACTTTCGGTGGTACGCCATACAACGCGGCAGCGGTCGACGCTCCGACTACCGACGTGATGGAGGCCCTGGAGTACGCGTTTCGCTGGACTCAGAATATTGCTGGTTCTTGGTCTAATAAGATCGGCGACGACGCTAACGATCGAGTAACCGTACTTCATTTTAATAACGACGGTTCTGGTCTGCGCAGCTCTATGGTAGGCGATACCTTTTGCGCCGACGGCGTGGAGTACAAGGTCGCTCCTTTCGGTTTCGATAAAGTGGAGGTAAAGTAATGAAGATCAAGGGTGCTACAACGGTTCTTAAGAAAGAGGCCGAGTTCTTAGGACTCTCTATGGAAGAGTTAAAGATCATGGTAGAGCGTAATCCTTACGCTTTTCCTACGAAGGTCATCGAGGCATTTGGAATATATTATAGGGAGGCGAAGTAATGAGATATATAGATCTAGACGGTCCTGACGGTAACGCTTTCTTCTTACTCGGTCAGGCGCAACAGTGGTCTCGAGATCTCGGGCTCGATGGAAAAAAAATCCTCGAGGAGATGAAGGCAGGTGATTACGCGAATCTCTGTCGAGTCTTCAACAGGTACTTCGGCGTGGTGGCTCAACTGACCACCGAGGATGAGGAGCTCGAGAACAGCATCCAAGTCGAAGTTCACAACAACTGAAAGGAGATTCCGAGCGGTAAGTTAACGCGGTTAAGCCTGTAACGGAGTAAAAGTTAAGACGCAGGTGGGAAGGCAGCGCCCTCATAAGAAAGACTGCCACGATCGTAGAGGATAAGTGTTACGGTAGCACGGGTGGCTCCAACCCACCAAGCCAGGGTTCGACTCCTTGATCCTCTGCCAACGCGGGTATAGTATAACGGCATTATTACAGCCTTCCAAGCTGAGGATCGGAGTTCGAGTCTCCGTACCCGCTCCAAATTACGAGAGGTACGACATGCAGTCAATATGGAGTCTACTACTTACGGTCTGTTTCGAGAACTCGACGGCCTGCATGAGTCAGGACGTTCAGTGGTTCGACGACAAGACGACGTGCATAGAAATGAAGACGGCTCACGAAGAGATACCGCCGGACGGAAGCTTCAGCTCGGTCGAGTACGAGTGCGTTCCGGTAAACGGTGCGGAAGCTTGAGCAGGATCGATCCAAGATCGATTCACGTGGACCAGCGAAAGCGAGACACGAGAAGAGACGCGTGGAACAGAGACTACGCGCCTAACTGGACGAGGACAGAACCGTCCTCCGACGAAAAACGCCTAGAGAACGCGAAGCCGGTTTTCCTCTTCGCCTTCTTCTACGTTTGCATCTTAATCATGATAGGGAGTGACTGATGAAAAAGAACAGCGTGATAAAGGACATGTGGACTGCCTTTAGAAAAGACGATCGTCCACACTGGGAGATAATGGCCGACGACGGAATGAACAAGTTTCTTAAGTTCTGCGTGACGTGCCTCTTCGCCTACGGCTTCTACGTCGTGGTGGTCGAGCTCTTGAGGAAGTTCGGATGATGCACCTGCCTCTCGAGAAAGACTTCAACAAGAAGCAGCAACGAGCGATGGCCGTCATCAGAGAGGTCGCGCTCGGTAAGGACCACAATCACACGGTATACGGCGAGGCTCAGGTCGCTCTTAAGAAGAAGAGACTCGGTAAGGTCTTCAACCTCGAGGAGCTCTACTGGATATGTACCGAGGTATGGGTCGACCAGACTTGTGGCGGAATTTCAGATGAAAAAAAGTGAAAAAAAATCACTTAAAGTGAAAAAAGTCCTTTACATTTGAGAGAAAGTATGGTATAATATACTTATAAAATAAAACATTGAGGAGTTACATTATGATAGATTATATTTCAGCAGCAGACGGCAAGATCAACCTTCACCCAAAGGGTGGTTCTTCGATCATCTCGTCTAATAACGTCGAGTCTTTAGCTCACGTTCTCGCAAAAGAAGGTTTTGGAGAAACTTTCATGATGTCAAGCTCAATGGATTTTGCCGATGAAGAAGGTTTTGCTCATTACGACGACGCTAAGAAGCTTCTCTTCAAGGCCGTCGACAGAGCTTTGGTTATGATGGGAATCGATAAAGAGGAGTTAGTATAATGCAATTAGCTTATTGTGACTATATCGCTAAACAAATTTTCGATAACGCTATTCCTGATAATCAGATCATCGAGTCGGTGAGTAGCCCACGGTACGATCTTCACCCGACAGGTGGTTACTTCGTCTCTACTAAGAAGACCATCGAGATGCAAGATCAAAATGGCAAGAAATATAAGGTTACTGTTGAGGAGGTCGAGTAATGAAGACTTTTTTTGGAATGGTACTTATCATAGGATGCATCATGCTAGTAGGTTATATCGAAGACCCTTGCGCTACCGAAGGTCTTCCTGCAGGTTGCATGGAACAAAATCAATAATTGTGTAAAGAAGGAGAAATATTATGGCACATATGGTAGAAACAATGGCTTACGCTGGAGAGGTTCCTTGGCACGGCCTAGGAGTTAAGGTTTCAAACGATCTTACTCCACAACAAATGATGGACAAGGCAGGTCTTAACTGGGAAGTTATCGAATGTCCGTCTTTCATCGAGCACGATGGCAAGAAGATCAATACTGGTCAACGAGCTCTCGTAAGAAGTACTGACGGAAAGATTCTTACTAACGTCGGTCCGGTCTGGAATCCAGTTCAGAACGAAGATGCATTTAACTTCTTCAGTGAGTACACTCTCGCTGGTAACATGGAGATGCATACAGCTGGTTCTCTTCGTGGCGGTCAGATCGTATGGGCTTTGGCTAAGGTTAAAGAATCATTTGATCTTTTTGGTGGAGATCAGATAGACTCTTATCTTCTCTTCTCAAATCCTCATAGGTATGGTCATTCAATTGATATCAGATTTACTCCAATCAGAGTAGTCTGCAATAATACCTTATCTCTTTCTCTCGACATGCAGGCTGAAAAGTCAGTTCGAGTCGGTCATAGAGTAGAGTTCGATGCTCTTGAAGTTAAAAAGGCTCTTGGTATCGCTTCTTCTAAGCTCGATCAGTACAGAGAAATGGCCGAGTATCTTGGCTCAAAGAGGTACAACGTCGATAAGCTTATCGAGTACTACAACACAGTGTTCCCAAGGACCGCTGACAAGAGAGTACAAAATAAAGCCTTGTCTCTCGAGACTCTCTCACGTAACGCTAAGTTAGCTCACGATAACTTGCACACTCAACCGGGCGCTAAGTACGCCGAAGGTTCTTGGTGGCAGGCTTTCAATTCAGTAACTTTCGTTACCGATCACTTGAAAGGTTCAAGCAACGACAACAGGATCTACTCCTCTTGGTTTGCTGGCGATCAAGCTCGTAAGAGAGATGCTCTTAAAACAGCTCTTGAATTTGCGGATGCAGCCTAATGGTTGAAGGCCCGCTAAAAACAGCATTCGACCTCTTAGATACCGAAGGCGTGGTATCTAGGAGGTTGACTACTATTCGTAAGACAGACTATGGAATTCGAATAGAAGAGGTAACGAGAGATTATGTCGAAGGTGATTATCACGATCACACGTCTATAAAACCAATAGTTTTTAAAAAGGAGGAATTATGAAAAACGTTATTGGATACGCGGCAGTAGGATTATTTCTAGCCACGTCACAGGCTGGAGCTACACAGCCACACGCAGCAGTAGTAAAGGATCACTATAAGTCCGTGATTATCAAGCAACCATACTCGGTCGAAGTATGTACTCAAGGTCAGACCTCTGGAAACGGAAAGTCAGACATTCAAAACTTTTTAGAAGGTGCGCTCGTTGGCGGAGCTATTGGTAATAATATACCGGGCGAAAATAACGGCGGTGCTCTTGGTGCATTCTTAGGTGGGGTACTTAATACTGAAAAGAATAAGACTACTGGTCAAGTTTGTAGAACTGAAACTCGATATAACGAGAGAACTCAAACTATGTACTCTCATTCTATTATTACTTTTACGTACGAAGGTAAGTCATATCAAGTGAGGTTCCAGAAATGATTAAGCATAGCATGGAACAGACAGCCGCTTGGGCTAAGGATTGGGGTATCAAAGGATTCGAGCATCTTGATCCTCAAGCCCGTGAGCGTCATAAGAGAATCGAGTTGCAGAAAAAACAGGCTCGTGACAGAGGCGAAACTTGGAGACCAGCAAGAAAGTCTTCTCAAAGGAAAAAGTTTAACAAAAGTGTAACATTCAGAAGGCGCTGATATTGATACATAATAACATGAATGATTTAATTAAAAAGGTAAGCAAAATGGAACTAGGTAATCCCGTAATCACGGCACTCGTAGGATTGGTTGTATTCTACATAGGACTTAAAATGTTTTCAGGTGGAATGAAATCTATGGGAAACTTAGAACACTTAAACTTTTTTTTAGGTAATCCAATTTATATGTTTATAGGTGGAATTGTTATGACGCTACTCTGGCAATCTTCATCGTTATCTACCACTGCAATTATAGCTCTTGTTGCAAGTGGAGCTCTTCCTCTACCGGCCGCCATAGCAGCAGTTCTTGGAGCGAACATAGGAACTACTGGTACGATATGGCTCGCAGGTTTCTTTGTATCAGACGGAATGCCAAAAGGCGATACTCTACGAATAGCACTAGCACATAGTGGTGCAAACTTATTCATGGCGGTAATGCTACTACCATGGGTACATCATATCGCTAGGTTTCTTGGCAGATTTTAAGTAAATCTTTATTCAATTAAAGCGCCTCCGGGCGCTTTTTTTATGTACAAACTATTATAAATAGTGTATAATATAAACATTGGAGCTAACTATGCGTAGATTCAAATCATTTATAAGGGAGATGGCCGAAGTGAGTATTGCTAATTTAAACCCTGACTTTCTTAAGAGAGCTCAAAAGGTAACGTCATTTAACCTTCGTGGATCTGACTTTGAGTCTTTAAAGTATAAGGCAGAAATACAGTATCTTTTTAGAACTTTCTTTTTTCCAAAGTTTAATTTAAATGAAACTCTTAAAGGAGACATTAAATTAAATCAAGTTAATAAGTTGATTCAAAAACTCAAGAGTGAGAGTATGGTTAACTATAACAAGCTTCATTTTTATAATCTAAAAGGTGTAGGCCCAGGAGAAGCTACACTATATTTCTTACTTGATGACGCTCAACTTGGTGGTGGTACTTCTGCTGGAGTAGATTTGATAGTTGCCGGTAAGAAGTATGAAGTAAAAGCTGCTTTGTATTCTAAGAATGAAAAAACTTTATCTGGATTTAAGCTTGGTGGTACGGCTCCAGTAGGAAAATTAGTTACACAACTAGTAGACATGAAAGAAACTCTAGGCTTTCAAACTAAAGGTAAAGGTCAGGCAGAAGTTAACACGTCGCAGCTAAACGCTATAAGAAAAGAATTTCCAGCTGATATGAAAAGAATAGAAGCTGAATACGGTAAAATCGCAGGAAGATACTTTGGTAATATTCCTGTGATATTTGTAAACAATAACTCAAGTAATAAGATCGATCCAGAAGATACGGCTGAAAAGTCTAGACAATTAACAGGAGACGCTGGCGGTATAGTAGCAATTAAGAAGATCACACCAAAAGATATTCTTATGCACGTCGTAACACAAGGTACTATTAAGCCAAAAATAAAATTATGAGATTTGTAGAATTTATATCTGAGCAGAAGAATACTCACATGACTCATATCGAGGACAAGGTCCTATACGGTGGAGTCAATGGAACAAGACAGGCGATACTAGCGTTAAGATCTTTAAGAGACATGCTAGGAGGAGTTAAAGATGGTTCTGTCAGCGTTAAGTGGGATGGAGCTCCTGCCATTTTTTGCGGTACTGATCCTCGTGATGGCAAATTCTTTGTCGCAAAGAAAGGGATATTTAATAAATCACCAAAGGTATATAAGACCAATGCTGATATTGATGATGACACTAGCGGTGATCTTAATGTAAAACTAAAAAATGCTCTTAAGTTTCTTCCTGCGCTTGGAATAAAAGGAGTTATTCAAGGAGACTTTTTGTTTGGCCCTGGCGATTTAAAAACTAAAAAGATTAAAGGTAAACCCTATCTTACGTTCCACCCTAATACAATAGTGTACGCGATACCAACAGGTACTGAAGCAGCTAAGAAAGCTAAAGCCGCTAAGATTGGTATAGTTTGGCATACAACATATAAAGGAAATACTTTTGAGACTATGAAAGCTTCATATGGAGTCAATACTTCAAAATTTAAATCAAAAGATGTTTGGTCTCAAGACGCCATGTTGAGAGACATGACACAATTTACTATGTCTAAAAAAGATACGGAGGAAGTAAATGCGCACCTTAGCAACTGTGGCCGAATTTTTAACAAAATATCTGGGACTACGTTACGTAGCCTCGAAGCTAATCGTTCCCTTGCTGAAACTATTGAGACATATAATAATACCTTTGTACGTAAAGGTGAAGTTATTAAAGATACGCGTCGTCATGTGGCTGGGCTCATTCGCTATATCGAAGGTAAGTACAAAAAAGAAATCGACAAGAGGAAGACCCAAAAAGGCAAGGACGTCCAACAAAAAAAGCTAGATGAAATTTTAAAATTCTTCTCACCCGAGAATAAAACAAGTTTACAGATGATGTTTGAACTGCAGAAATCTATAGTTCTAGCAAAACTAAAACTTATAAATATACTTAATAAGCTCAATAGTAATAAAACATTTTTGAAAACTAAAAATGGTTATGAAACTACAGGCCAAGAAGGTTATGTTGCTATTGATAAACTTGGTGGTGATGCAGTGAAAATTGTTGATCGTATGGAATTTTCATACGCCAACTTTTCACCAGATATATTAAAGGGATGGGACAAGCCAGGGAGGAACTAGTGGCACCATACGATTTCAAACATCTCACTGTGGTTGATTATAAGCCGGGCAGTGACGATAATATAGACTATTACGCTCAAAAGCGTAAGAAACAATATCACGGTAACGAGGGTAAAGGCGTAAAAGAACTCTCGATGAAACCGGATAAAAAACTTCCTAATTTAAGAGTACCGGTCAAAGGTAAAAAAGGCGTAAGTAAGTTTATGCGTAAGAAAGCTGCCGCGACAGCTAAAGACGATATAAACGCACAAAAGAAGCCGAAGATCGATGAAGCGCTTAAGCCTATATCTACTTTAGATCAGGTCAAAGCTGCAATAAAGATAGCAAGAGACAAAAGATTCAACATGAAATCTCAGATCGATAAGAAGACAGCTATTGAAAAGATCTCAAAAGATCTCTTAAAAGATCCTAAAGTTAAAAAAGAAATAGACAAGATCTATGAAGATCATCATTATGATGCACACCGTGATGCTCAACAGCACTCAAATGGAAGTATGAGTGTTAAGAAAATTCCAAGTATGATTAAAAAACCGGGTGATAAACATTTACACTTACATATGAAGAGTTATCACAAAGAAAAAGATGGTCAAGATTTTGCAAAGAAGCACGGTTATAAAGTCAAAAATTTTGTGAAGACTCAATCTGGAACTAGAATGGATCTTCATAAAGAAGAAGTTGAAGTTGATGTTGATGAAGCTTTAACACTACAACAAAGAATGAAAAGATCTCGTATGATGAGGCGTATGAGAACTCGAATTAAAGTTGGTAGAGAGCGAGCTAAAAGAAAAATGGCTAATAAAGAGAAGCTGGAGAAAAGAGCAAGAAGACAAGCTCGAAATATGATAGCCAAAAAGCTTACTAGAGGTATTCCTAAAGCTGAACTGACTTTTGCTAGAAAAAAAGAAATAGAAAAGAGACTTGATAAGCCAGTACTTCAGGCGAGAATAAAAAGAATTGCTAAAAGAATATTTAAAGACGTGAGGAAGAAAGAAGTTCAGAGGAAAAAAGGTTAATGATTAACTCCTTTAAGACATTTTTAGTCGAGGAAGAGAAGACACTGTACTTTGTGTGGGGACGTATGAATCCACCTACTGCTGGTCATGAAAAATTACTTGACTTTCTGAAAGCTAAAGCTGGAAGCAATCCTTTCAGAATTTATTTAACACAATCTGAAGATAAGAACAAGAATCCTATTCCATACGTACAAAAAATAAAGTTTGCGCGTAAAGGATTTCCACAGTACGCTCGACAGATTATGATGGATAAGAAACTTAAAACAATTTTTAACGCGATGACGTCTTTCTATAATGAAGGATTTAAGCGCGTAGTTATCGTAGCAGGCGAAGATCGCGTAAGAGAATATAATGTTACGCTAAACAAATATAACGGAGTAAAAAGTAGACACGGATTCTATAACTTTGAAAAGATTACCGTACTAAATGCAGGTAATAGAGATCCAGAGGCAAAAGGAGTTGAAGGTGTGTCAGGTACTAAGCTTCGTGGTTACGTAGATGATGGTGACTTTACTAAGTTCGCACAATACATGCCTAAGAGATTATCGAATACAGATACGAAGGCAGTATACAATGCGGTGCGCAAAGGGCGAGGTTTAAAAGAACAGAAAGACTATTTTAACAAACTTAACTTGTCACCAGTATCGGAAAGAAGAGAAGAATATGTCAAAGGAAATCTTTTTAATATTGGGGATAGTGTTATCCTTAGGGATACTAATGAACTTTGTCGTGTTACCTATCTTGGCAGCAATTACGTTATAGTAGAGTCTGCCGGTAAACAGTATCGTAAGTGGCTCGATGATATTGAGTTACATGAAAAAGAAAGAAAAAAAGAAGTAGCACAGGATAAAGACGTAAAGAAAGCTAAAGGCAGTCAACCAAAAGTTTACTATAAAGGATTAAGCAAGTCAACTAAGCAGAAGAGACTTGCACATTTTAAAAAATACGGAAAGTATGATGACGACAATCCGGCAGCGTACAAGAAAGCTCCCGGTGATAAAACAGCCAAGACTAAGCCAAGTGTACATACACTTAAATACAGAAGGATGTATGGAGAGGATGCAGTTGAACTAGCGAAGAAAAAGATCGAGAGAGAAAAAGCGGTCGACAAAATGAAACACGCTAGAATGCTTAGCAGAGCAAAAGTAAGAAAAGCAAAAAATCAAATGAGGAGCGAAAAAGATGCTTAAATTTTCAAGTTACGATGAGGCCATCGACGAGTTGCTCGAAAACGAAGGCCTTAAAAAGAAAGCAGCTAAATCTGGCATCTCTTATGGTACTTTGAAAAAAGTCTATAATAGAGGAATGGCTGCTTGGAGAACTGGTCATAGGCCAGGGACTACTCCACAGCAGTGGGGAATGGCTAGAGTTAACTCTTATATTGGTAAGGGTAAAGGTACTTATTACGGCGCAGATTCTGATCTAAGCGGTAAGGGTAAAAAGAAAAAGAACGAAGCCCTTGATAAAAAAGATGTCAGTACAGTTAAAGGGGTGATCAAAGGATTGAAGAAAGCTGTTGCTACTCATAGTAGTCAAGTTAAAACGCTAACTAAAGACATTAAAGATGATGTCGCAGCAGTAAAACAAAATAAGCCGCTTCAAAAGAAATTAGATAATCTTTATGGCCCAAAGAAAAAATCTCCAGATCATCTTACTATCGCCAAAGCAAAAAAAGCATTTGCTCCTACTAAAGGCGGCGCTGATGTTAAAAAAGAAGCGATGTCTCCTGCAGATAAAGCAGCGCATGATAGAGCTATTGCGGCATTTAAAGCCAAAGGCGGAAAGATTAAAAAACTTCCACCAGGGAAAGCTCAAGGTTATCACGGTAAGTCAGATCCAGCAGCCGGAATGAAAGGCATGATGGATAAAGGCGACACCAAAGACTTCAGAAAAAATAAGTTCATAAGGAGTATGAAATGACATATGACTTTCACACTTTCAGAGAAAGAGGTCCTATAAGTGAAGCTACCGACGTTTATGACAAAGATGGAATTCAAATTACTAGAACTGCTTTAAAAGGCGGTGTTGGGTTTCAAATTAACTATGGCGAAAGAGGTAGGTATATTCAGGTCCTTAAAAAGGATATGAGCAAGATTATGAAAGCCATGCAAACAGCAATGAAAGCAAGATAGTATGCCATTAGGAAAAGACGCAACAGCCGGAGACTACGTAAAAGACTTTAGAAAGTCTAAGGCTCCACAGTTTAAAGGTAAGTCTAAAGAAAAAAGACATAAGATGGCTATTGCCGCTTATCTCGATAAACGCGATAGTCAAGACGAAGCCAAATTAGCTGGTAATAATCTAAAACTCTTTTCTCAGTTAAATAGAGATAAAAAGGTAGATGAGTTGTCTATGAAACTAAAGACCAAGGCTAAATTCGCTCGAGCCGTAAGAGGTCCAAGTAAAAAGGCAAGGCCTGATATATTCAGAACTACTGGAAAGAGAGCAAAAGAAATAGCTAAAAAAGCTGATATACTCGTAACTATGAAAAGAGCTAAAGAAAGAGACGAGAGAAGAAAACGTCTAGGTCTGAAACCAGTAGGAGAATCCTCATCTTTTGCTGTAGATATTAAAGGCCTTCCAACTATGTACATGGACGGAATGACTTCCAATGAAATAAAACAAAAGTTGCGTAAGATTATCAAACAGCCTTCTATGATACAAGCCGTTGATAGAATACAAAAGTCTAAAGTTAAAAAGATCTTTAGAGACAAAGGTCAAGGAAGAGAACAGATAGATGCTAATTATAAGTATGACTATGGCTCTCCAGAATCTGTTAGACTTATGAAAAAAATTACTCCGGGTGAAGGAGTTAAGGAAGGTGTAAGAGGAAAAACAGACGCGCCAAAAGGACCAGAGTCTTATGAGGCGCAGTATAAAAGAAGATTAGTTAAAACTACAGATCCTGAACATAAAGAAAAAGGTTATAAGTACAGAATTAAAGGTAAGAAGAATAGTTCACTTACTAAAAAGTTGTATAAGTCTAAACCTGATCAGGCTGAGTTTAACAAACAGATGAGAAGGATTGCAGGTCATGAGTTTGGATAAATTTAAAACTTTTAGAGAAGAATGTATAGATGACGATTGCGAATGTTTTGATCTCTACGAAGATTTAGAGTTAGAAGAAGCCGAGTATAAAGGCAGAAAAGTAACTCTTAATAATCCATCTCGATCTAATGATGGAAAGAAAAAATTTTACGTGTATGTAAAAAATGACAAGGGTAATATTATTAAGTTAGGATTTGGCGATCCAAATATGGAGATAAAAAGAGACGACCCAGCAAGAAGAAAGTCTTTTAGAGCTAGGCATAACTGTGATAACCCAGGTCCAAAATATAAAGCAAGATATTGGTCTTGTTATCAGTGGAGAGCAGGAGCAAAGGTAGATAATTAATGGCGACAAAAGTGAATGAAAACACAGAATTGTCTATGCCAATTCGTAATTTAATAGCAATGGTAGTTGGCGCGGCAATCGGTACATGGGCATACTTTGGTATCATAGAAAGATTAAATAATTTAGAAAATAAGTTTCAAATTCAAGATGCTGACGTTGGTATGAATACAGAGTTTAGAATCAAATGGCCAAGAGGAGAAATGGGCTCCTTACCAGCTGATTCAGAACAGTTTATGTTGATTGAACATTTATCTGGAGAGCTAGAAAAATTAGCAAGTCAGATAGAAGATGGACAAGCTCCATATGATCAACAACAACAATTGACATTGAACTTTTATAAAGACAGAATTGAAGCTTTAGAGAATGAGATTAAATCTATTCGTAAGGACATGATGGACATGATCCACGATATGAACGGGATAAAAAAGCACAATGGTCATTAAAACGATGACACTCTTACTTTATTTAGGTGGCGGTATTATAGAACATACTGGGCCTATGTCTATGTCAGAGTGTCTTAAAATGAAAAGAACTATAGAAAGACACGGTTGGAAAGACAGAAAAGATACGAGATATTCTTGTGAAAAGAAACAAGTTGAAGTTGCTGTAGGTCCAGACGGAAAAGAATTTATTGTAAGGATTGTCGAGTAATATGCCAACTAGATTCAGAAGTGTTGCAATACACGAGCCAACTATAAAAGGAACTTCTATTGGAAGAAAGCCGATTAAGTCGACTATGAATAAAAACAAAAGACGTTCTTTTAAGAAATATAGAGGACAGGGAAAATAATGGCTGAAACTACAGAAACTAGACTGGATAGAATAGAAGAAAAGATAGACAAGTTAGCTGACGCTATGATCAGTTTAGCTCGTGCAGAGGAGAAAATTATAGCATTGCAAGACGATCACGAGAATATGAGAGAGCGATTGAATAAGCTGTCAGTTAAACTCGATGATATACAAAGAACTGTTGATGATAATTCAAGAACAGTGAGACTTATAAATAAGATTGGAATGGCAGTCATAGTGGCTGCTGTCGGCGCGTACGTTGCGCATATGTGGATGTAAAAGGAGAATCAAATGGAAGAAGGTTTTAAATACCATATACCAGAAGAGATTCCAGCAAATGAAAGAACCGCCTTTCATGGCGCAGCGGCAGCAGCGGCTAAAAGCGGAAAAAAGAAATTCAGCTTTGGTGGAAAAACTCATCCGGTCACTATGAAAAAAGATACGGCAAATGCCATAACGTCTATGAAACATCATAACAAAGACGATAAAGATAAAATGAAGAAAGAGAGTACAATGACTTTTAGAGAAAAACTAATTGCCGTACTCGAAGGCGATAGAAAAGCTCATTATAAGAGTGCTACTCCGCCAGAAGAATATGACGAACTGTCGAAATCATCTAAAGGTGCTATGGACATGATGAAGAATCGTACAGACGCAGTTACGATTGATGGTAATAAAGCGGCAGAAGTTACGGCAAAGAACGCAGCAGCTAAAGTGCCTGCAAAAAAGATGAGAAGTAATGATAATAATAAGGGAGACATGAAAATTATCCCTAGTGCCACTCCTATGAAAGGCATGAAAAAGACAATGGAAGCTTACATGAGTATGAAAGGAAAAACTGATGGCGAAGATACAACCTCCTAAGTGGGCACCAGGCGCTCATCCAACTCCACAAGGTTGGAAGAACGTTAGTACAGGCGAACTGTTAATTTCTCAACCGATTTCTCAACAGCAAATCGACGAGTATTTTGAAGTTCCAAAGCCAAAGAAGAAAAAAGTTAAAGTTCTTAGAGAGGCTCCTGTAACTGCAGAAGAGGCTGAAGCTGAGCTTATGCAAGATCATAGTGTTCTTACTGAAGACGATGGTCTACCAAGCGACGTGGAGCGAAACTAATTCTAAATCTTAATATATACTTTTATGTTAAGATTTAAAGAATTAAATGAGAAGAATCTCTTTCTCTATGCAGCTAAGCATTATAGAAATCCTAGATTTGCTGATGCTGATGAGTTTTATGAAGACCTTAAGAGATTCAAATATATTAAGAGATTATTGAATAGGTATATCGAGTCAGATGAATTACCAGAAAGACTTGTATTAAACCATTTAATAGTAGTGTTTAACGTATTTGGAATTGAAGCTGCTTTAAATATATTAGAATTTAAGTTAGAGGACAAACACTGGCCGATTATAAAACCGTTCTTAATATTTTTAAAGTACATTAAGAACGAAGAATATACTGGAATACCAATGGACCCTAACGTTGTAGAGATTTTAAGGAAGATATAATGGGTATCGTAAAAAGAGCAGCAGATATAGCATACACTTTCAGATTCATACGAATGCTCGTTTTGGATTGGAAAGACTGGGATGCTTATAAGTTAGGTATCATAGACGAGAATGGAAAGAGAATAAAATCAGTGAAATTAGATAATGACGAAAAAAAGTCTGCATATACTCCTTTTATTAGGTTGTCTGCTAACGTTAAGCGGTTGTTATCCAAAATTCCGGGTGGGGGTAGTAAGCTTGGAAGTTTTGCTGCAGGACTCTTTTTAATAAAAGAAAAATATGGATTTACTGATAAGAACATAAAAGACATTTGCGAAAAGGTAAATGTCGACGTACTCGACTTCTTAAATGAAAGTAACGAATGGTTTATGCTAGAAGATAAACAAATATCTCCTGGGATATACAAAGTGTACAATCCTAAGTTACTTAACAGCACGTGTGATGAACTAGTTTGGCCTAAAGATGAGATTAGAATAGAAGAAGAATGTTTTCCTATTGGCGACATATTTGGCGTAGACATTTATGAAGCCGTACATATGAAAACACAACAAAGAATTTATATTGCTTTGAGCGAGATATATAAATGAAGATATTCGCAGCAGTTAGATGTCCGCCAGGGTATAAGTACGATGAAAAATCTAAATCATGCGTACCAAAGAGTTATTCCAGAGTAGCTAGGATAGGATATCCTCATTATGGCTTTGGTGGTGGTAAGTCGTCATCACAAAAGAATGGTAATGGTTCTAATGGTAATGGAAATGGAAATGGTAATGGTAACGGCGGTAATGGCAATGGTGGAAACGGTAATGGTGGAAATGGAAACGGCGGCGGAAACGGTG